CGCCCTTCCCCTCGAGGAAAAGCCCGTCCGCTATGGCGGCTACCCTATCGCAGAGCCGCAGGACAACGCCGAATACCACCCCTACGCTATGCTCGGCCGTGACTACAACCCGCTGGAGGCTGCGTGATCTCGATCCCCTCTCCCTCGCCCCCGCAGGTCCCTCCGCCTCCGCCCAACCCGCCGATGTACCCTGGGCAGATCAATCCTGCTGGCGCTCGTGGTGGCGCTCAGGTGAACCCCACCCGTGGCTTTGGCTCCACAATCCTTGGCCAAGCCAATCCCTCCAACACGGGCCAGAAGACCCTCCTAGGTCAATAACGATGGCAAGCCCAGCGGCTGGCAGAGCGGCGTTCGGAACTGTGTTGGGCCTTGCGACGGCTCCAGCAATGGGAATAGCACGAGCGAAAGGCAACATGGGATTGCAAGAAGACATCACCAAGATAAATCAGGCTGGGGGTGTTCCCGATTCACTACAGAACTTTGGGGCACGACAGCAGGGAGATTATGGCTCGACTATCCTTTCCCAGCAACGCAACCCTATTAATACAGGCCAAAGGACTCTGCTAGGTCAATGAGACCTGACCCTTCCGACCACGCCTACCCTGAGAAACTCGCTCTGGCCTTGCAGGCTGAGGACCTTCCCCGCACCACCGAGGTCTTCAAGCGTCAGGGCGAGTACCACCCAGTGCCGAAGGCCGGCCGAGCCTTCGACGACAGTGACCCGAAACGTGGCTCTCAGAGCCCACTTGGCGGGAAGGTCTGGTAATGCCAACCGTCCCTAAAGGCTCCGCCCGCCCTTCGCTCGTCGAGCAGCCCTCGGAGACCGACATGCTGATGGCCCTGGCGGTGATGAAGAACCAGGGTATCCTGGCGAAGCTCGATCCCTCAATGGCCGACCCAATCGAGGACCGCCGAGGAGAGGAGGATCCAAGGCTCGCGCAGGAGGCTCGTCAGGTGGCCGCCGAACGCCAAGCCGCTAGCGTGAAGAGCTTCCGCCGGAAGGGCGATCCTGTGATGGCCGAGTTCGAAGCGATGAAGGCACGCCGTGGCGAGCGATAGCTTCACCCGCGAGCAGGCGCTCTCCCTTGGCGTTCGGATGCCCTCCGAGCCCGAGCTGAAGCTCCGCCGCCACCAGGAGGGCCGCCTGCTCGGCCTCCGCATCAACCGCTACTCATGGTGGGTACATGCAAGAGAACTTGCTGACTTCTTCCTCCCCCGCCGATACAAGTGGCTTGTCACTCCGAATCAAATGGGTCGAGGGTCCCCGATTAACCAGCATATCCTCGACTCGACACCCACACTCGCTGCCCGTAACCTCGCAGCTGGTATCATGTATGGAATCAGCAATCCAACAGCTCCATGGTTTAGGCTTGCTTTCGGGAGAGTTGACTCTACAGGAACTGGCCCCACCGCCATCTACCTCCGACAAGTAGAAGAGATCCTCTTCCGGATCTTCCAGGAATCCAACTTCTACCAATCCCTCGCCATCCTCTACTTCGACCTCGTCATCTTCGGCACCGCCTCGATGCTCATCTACGAGGACTTCGACAATGTCATCAACTGTGTCAACCCCTGCTTCGGCGAATACTACGCCGACGTCAACGCAAAGCTCAACCGGGTGGATGTGTTCTACCGCGAGTTCACCTACACTGTACAACAGACAGTGGAAAGATGGGGAATTGAGAATGTCTCCGCGTCCGTGGCTTCACTCTATAGAAATCAAGGCAGCGGACTGACTAGGGAGCTCGTGATTGCTCATGCAATCGAACCCAACTACGAGGCCCGACGCTACGGAGTCCCATCCCACTTCAAATACCGCGAGTGCTATTGGGAATGGGGCGGTTCTGCTAGCCCTCAGGGCGGGTCAAGCTACTCTCCGGGGTTTCTCTCGATCCGAGGATTCCACGAGGCCCCTAATGTTACTCCCAGATGGGACACAGTTGCCAATGATGCGTACGGACGTAGCCCTGCGATGGATGCACTACCAGATTGCAAGCAGTTGCAGCTGCAAGTCCGTCGCCAAGCTCAGGGAATCGATAAGCAAGTCAATCCCCCTCTCCAAGCCGACCTCCAACTGAAGAACAGCCCTGCTAGTCTCATTCCAGGAGGAATAACGTATATCGCTGGCCTCATGTCCGCTCCCGCAGGGGGAGGGATGCGCAGCATCTACACCCATCGGATCGAGCTCCAGGCGATGAACGAGAACCTGGAACTCCTCCGCCAGCGGAATAAGACGATCTTCTTCAACGACCTTTTTCAAACTATCTCCCAGTACCAGACGAGGTCCAATGTCACAGCACAGGAAATCAATGTTCGAAGGGCTGAATCCCTCGTTATGTTGGGACCGGTTATTCACCGCCTACAACTCGAACTCCTCGCGCCGGCCATTGACCGAGTGTTTGGAATCTGCGCTCGTGGCGGACTTCTTCCTCCAGCACCTGCTGAGCTTGCTGGGCAAGAGCTTTCAATTCAATACATCTCCATGCTCTCCTTGGCCCAGCAGGCGGCCCAAACCGCCGGCATCGAGGGCGTCCTCCGCTTTGTCGAGGCCCTTGCCCCGCTCGATCCTGCGGCCGCGGATAAGATCAACATCGACTACGCCATTCAGCGCTATAGCTACCTGATGAATAACGACCCAAGGCTGATGCGGACTGACGAGGAGGTTGCTCAGATCCGCCAGGATCGGGCTCAGGCCCAGAAGCAGCAGCAGGCAATGGAGGCCGCGCCGGCGCTCGCTAAGGCCGGCCTCGATGCATCGCAGATCGATGTGGGTGGCGGCCAGAACGCCTTTCAACAGATGATGGGACAGGCAGCATGAAGTGGGAATACTCAGTTTACAGTTGCGATGTGGCTAATCTTCAGGACGTCCTTGACCTGTCTGGTGAGAACGGTTGGGAGCTGGTGGAGACGGTCGTCACCGAGATGCCCCTCCATTCTGGCGGCCGAAGCATCGCCTTGATCTTCAAGAGGCCCAAGCCATGATGATCGACGACCTGATCGTTGCTAACGCTGCTCGGTGGGCGACGGTTGAGGTCTCGCACGCTTGTGTGGACTCTGCCAAGGCGATTGCAAAGCGCATAGCTGCTGACAGGGACTTCTATTCGTCGGTGTCGAAAGCCACTGGCGTTCCTTGGTGGGTCATTGGCATAATCCACTACCGCGAGGCTGACTTCTCCATCAAGGCCAGCTTAGCTCAAGGTGATCCGTGGAACAAAGTCTCCACACACGTTCCTCGTGGCCGTGGCCCATTTGTGTCTTGGCAAGAGGCCGCCATCGATGCCTTGAAGAATTGCGCTCCTTACGCTGCTCGCTGGAAGGATTGGAGCTTTGGCGGTGCCCTGACGCTCCTCGAAGAGTACAACGGCCTTGGCTACGAGCGGGTCCATCATGAGGCCTCGCCCTACCTCTGGGCCGCCACCAACCACGAGGAGTGGGGCAAGTACACCGCCGATGGAGAGTGGCACCACGACATTTGGGACAAGCAGCTTGGAGCGGCTGCGATATTGAAGGCCTTATGTGAACTCGGACCGTTGGAATGAACGATGAATGGCTCGATCCAGATGAAGCCCGCCAGACTAAGAGGGCCGCTCGTGAAGCCAAAGCGCGGAGCGCTCAGGACGATGCCGTTGTCCAGGCCCTTATGTCTAGTGAAGCTGGACGAGCCTGGGCGCTTGCAAAGCTCGAGTACGCGGCTGTGTTTCATACTAGCTTCAACCCCGACCCGTATATCTCCGCCTATCAAGAAGGGCGACAGGATTTTGGCAGGGTACTGTTGGCAGATATCATGCGAGCCTGTCCAGAATCTTACATCCAGATGATGAGGGAAGCCAACGATGGCAGACGAACCGGTAGTGCAGACGACGGATCCGCCGACGCCGACGGAAGCGCCGACTGAGACCGCTCTTGGCTCAGCACTGAAGGCCACGCCAACGGAGACTCCGCCTGCGCCGCCTGCTGGCGCTCCTGAGGCCTATGGTGAGTGGAAGCTTCCCGAGGGCTACGAGCTCGACAAGGCCGCCGCGGACGAGGCCTCGCCAATCTTCAAAGAGCTGAACCTCACTCAGGACCAAGCCCAGAAGCTCGTTGACTTCTACGCGAAGCATTCGCTGAAATCCCACCAGGATGCGATGGACTTCTGGTCACAAACCAGAAAGGAATGGCGAGACGGGCTGAAGGCTGATGAGGTCCTTGGCAAGCTGGTGGGAACCAACGGCAATTTCGGCCCAGACTCCCCTCTGGTCGTGACCATCAATAGGGCCTTAGACGGCCTTCAAAACCCCAAACTCGTCTCTGACTTCAAGGACGCAATGGAACTTACCGGTGCGGGTGACAACCCGGCCTTTGTTAAGGTCCTACATGCCTTGGCCAGTAAGGTGACGGAGGGATCTTCGTACGTGCGTGGTGAACCAGTAGCGCCCGCTAAGCGGCCTTCTCCTGGCGCTGCGCTCTTCCCCAACCTCCCCTCATCACAAGGATAACCAGCCATGGCTGTCACCGGTGGCTCACTAGCCATCACATATGCCGACTGGGCCAAGCGCCTGGACGACGGCTACAAGATCGCGACGATCATCGAGCTGCTCTCGCAGACGAACGAAATCCTCGAAGACATGTACGTCCTCGAAGGGAACCTGCCCACAGGGCACAAGACGACCGTCAGGACTGGCCTGCCTCAGGCTACTTGGCGCCTCTTGAACCAAGGCGTGCCAAACGCCAAGTCCACGACCGCTCAGATCATCGATACCTGCGGGAACCTCGAGACCTACTCTGTCATCGACAAGGACATTGCCGATCTCAACGGAAACACCCAAGAGTTCCGCCTCTCTGAGGTGATGGCCTTCCTCGAGGGCATGAGCCAGCAGGTCGCGGCCACGCTATTCTATGGCAACCAAGGCGTGAACCCAGAGCGTTTTACTGGATTGGCACCTCGCTATTCCACTGTGAATACCACCAACTCCCAGACGGCGAACAACGTCCTAGACGCTGGCGGGACTGGCTCCAACACCTCCGTCTGGATCACCGTTTGGGGCAACGACACCGCCCATGTGACCTTCCCGAAAGGCAAAATCACCGGCCTTCAACATCGGGACATGGGTGAGTGGCCGGTCCTCGACACCGCCGGCAACACCTACCAAGCCTACCGCGATCACTTCAAATGGGAGATCGGCTTTGTTCTTCGAGATTGGCGTTACACTGCACGTATCGCTAACATCGACGTCACCCAGCTTACTGGTGTCTCTGCCGCTAACCTCATCAACTTCTTGGTCCGGGCCCTCTACCGCCTCCCTACAGCACCTGCCTCCGCCACGGTGGTTCAAACAAGTGACACCCCGCAGGTCCGGGCGAATATGGGCCGCACCTGCATCTACGCCAACCGGGTCGTCCGGACCTACCTCGACCTTCAGGCGATGAACAAGACCAACGTCCTGCTGCGGATCGAAGAGTTCGACGGCAAGCCCATCACCACCTTCCGTGGCCTTCCTGTGCGGACCTCGGACGCCCTCCTCAACAACGAAGCTCGTGTAACCTGAAAGGCGCAGCCTATGATCCTCGACTTCCTTGACCAATTCACGGCTGCGGCTGGCGACTCGATGCCGAACGCCACCACAACCTCCTCGACCAACACCGTCGATATCGGCGTTGGCCTCCAGCTAACCGCCAACACCTCTGGCCTCGCCATCCCTGGTGTGGCCGCTGGCGGCGGCGCAAGGGACCTCGGCATCGGCGATGACCCGGCGCTGAAGATCTACTGCACTGTCTCAACGGCGCCTTCCGCTGGGACCAACATTGCCGTGTCGCTTCAGGGCGCTCCGGACGACGGCACTGGCCAGCCCGGCACCTTCACCACCTACGCCACTGGCCCGACGGTCACCCAGGCCAACTGCACCGTCGGCGTTCAGCTGCTGGCGATCGACATGCCAAGGCCTGCTCCTGGCGTAGCCTACCCTCGCTACCTCCGCCTCTCCTACACGACCACGGGCAACATGTCCACCGGCGTGATGAAGGCGTGGATTGTCCTCGACCGCTTCGATCAGGTGGCCGGAGCCACCGGCGTTCTGTCTGGCTACGTCCCTGGCGTCACAATCGCAAACTAACGGAGCTTCCATGCGCAAGATCCCCTTCGCCCCTATTGCGCTTGGTGGCTTGGTGGCCAGCATCCTTCTGGGTGCTGGCTATCTTGCCCTTGCGCAGGTCAGCACTGTCTTCGGCCCCCTGTTCGGCCTTGAGGCGATCGTAGTTGCCCAAGGCGGTCCTGGTGGACCTAGCTTCTTCACGACCTCTGGGAGGATTTCAAATGGCCGAAGCTACGCCTACTTCACTACCTTCCCCAACGCCTCCTTCACCATCGGAGCGAATCCGGTTGCCCAGACGACCGTCAACTCATCTGGCGTTGTCACTGGAGGCATCCTGGCCTTCAACGTCACCAACGGCAGTGCCATCACCATCACCATGCCTCCTACTTCGTCGCTGATTGACGGTGAGATCATCGCGATCTGCAATGTGACTGCTGCCGCTTGGGCGACCAATGCCGTGACCGTCTCTGCCAACACCGGCCAGAGCATCGTCGGCACCGCCGCTACGCAAACCCTCACCACCCTGGCCGCTTCGACCTGTAATAAGTGGCTATGGAACTCTGGCGCTGCGACTTGGTTCGTGGCTGGTGCGAGTGCAATGTGATGGCTAAGAAACCCAAGCCCAAGCCCAAGCCGAAGCCGGGAGGGTACTGATGATAGCCGCTTGGAAAAACTCTAGTTGGCTACAGCGAGGTTGTTTCCTCGCTGTACCCATTTTATTCGTCCTCTTCCTGCTCCTCCCGCCAGGGGAGAGCGAAGCCCAAGTTGGTCCTCCGAATCAAATTTTGTGCAACGGCGCTGCCATCCTCAATGCCGCTGCTGCGGGCACTACCCAACTTGTAACGCCAGCTGCGGGAAAGACCGTCTTCATCTGTGGCTGGCACTTCACCACAACCACAACCGCTGGGACCTTCCAGCTAACCACTGGCACTGGCGCTACCTGTGCCACCGGCACTCCAGTCAACCTAACGCCGGCCCATGCGATCTCGAGCACAGCACCGTCGGCCGACCACATCGACTTTGCTTGGGGCCAAGGCACAACTGGTCACGGCCTTTGCGTAACAACTACAGCGTCTGCAACCATCGCTGGCCAAGTTTGGTTCGGACAGTACTAGGAGGCCCCCAATGGCCGTATGGAAGCTAACCGAAGCCCACTACCTGATGGTGCCTGAGCACTATTGGGAACAGAACGAGGTCGATCGCGAGACCGGCAGGCAGAAGAAGAAACAGTACCCTGTGCCGACGCATCTTGATCCGAAGGACGCTGGGGTGTGGACTCACAAGACTGGCGAGCGCCACATCTCCCAAGGCGGGAACGCCTTCACCGATGGGGAGATCCTTGTTAAGTGGGCCAAAGGCTACACCTACAAGCGAGATGCGGACGGCTTCACCTTCACCTGCAAGGTTGATGATGGGGATCGGAAGACGCTGGTCTTCGAGGGCCCACCAACGCCTGGAATGGAGCCGCTCGACGATGAGGCCAAGGAGGTCATGAAGAGCTTCCGGTGGGACGACCCGGTGAAGGACAAGTACTTTGGGATGTCCTACGCCGAGCGGCTGATCATGGACAAGGTCACCAACGAGGACGCTTCGGTGAACGCGAAGCTGATCGAGGCCTTGGAGGCGATGACCAGGACCTTGCATGGCATGAATGGCTCGAAGCCATCGGAGCTTCGACGGCTATGAGACGGCAGTTCGATGGCGCTGGCTACCTCCAGACTTGGGGGCCGCAAGGGCGGTCTGAGGATGACGTGAAGGGGTGCGTGCACTGCTTCTCCACGATTAGGCGGAAGTCGCTGGACGCACCGAAGAACTGCCTCTCCACCTACGCCACCTGTTGGGCATGCGACGGTCCACTGTGCCCTGAGTGTGGCCTTGCCGTCCAGCTCCACGGCCACCGGAATCCTCTCCATCCGCGGACGTGGCCTCA